GGTCACTGGAACTGTATCAGCAGACCAACGCCCGCTTATGGAGACAGGGTCAGAATGATACCGTAGTCATCCATCACATTATTGCAAAAGACACGATTGACGAGGATGTGATGGCGGCACTTCGTAAGAAGGAGAAAATTCAATCGGCACTGATTGATTCTGTAAAAGCAAGAATTGGAGGTGTTGTCCATTGATTGACCCTAATGAGAATCTTGCAAACAGCATCGTCCTGTTAGCCGTAAAGGACTATAGAGATGCACTTAAAAAACTGAAAAAATGGCCGAGAAACAAGGCCGCCCAAATAATGAAAGCCGAGGTGGAGAGGTTCTTCCGTTCTGCATGGTATAGAGAACTTACCTCTGTTGATGGGGAGTATCTGATATCAAAATTACAAGCGGAGGTGGAAGAATAGTGAAAGTAAAAGAATATTTACGTCAAAGCTATCGCCTTGACCAAAGAATACATTCGGATCTGGAGGAAGTGGAGCGTTTGCGTGAAATGGCAAGCAGCGTTTCTTCCCCACGATACGATATCGACCGTGTAATGACTTCTCGCAGCAACGATGCCCCTTTTGTCAGATGCCTGGATAAAATTATGGATTTGGAAGATAAAATCCATACAGAGGTTTCCAAGCTGATGGCACTGAAGGAGCAAATCCGCGAGGTAATTGATGAAGTGACTGATACGGATGAACGCATGGTTTTGCGTTACCGTTACATTCATAATCTGACATGGGAACAGATTGGGGATGAACTCCATGCTGATAGGACTACGGTGTATCGTTGGCATAACAGTGCAGTTAATCATTTGAAGTTGCCGGAAAATCCGATTCAGATTTGAGGTTTGCACACTTTGCAACACTTTGCAACATGATACCACAGTGGCATTTATAATATGATATAATCAGCGAAAAGCAGAATGAAACGAGGCCTTGAGGGAGCAATCCTTCAGGGCTTTTCTTATGCCCAAGGGAGGTGAAACAAGTGCCAAGAAGACCAAAGCGTCCCTGTTCTTTCCCAGGATGTCCTAACTTAACAGATGACAGGTTCTGTGAAGAACATGAAAAGCAGGAAAACAAACGATACGAAACCTATGACCGTGACCCTGCCGTAAGAAAACGCTACGGGAGAGCGTGGAAAAGGATAAGAGATTCCTATGCCGCCGCTCATCCACTGTGTGAGAAGTGTTTGGAGGACGGAAGGTTCGTGCCGACCGAAGAGATACATCATAAGCTGCCTTTGTCAAAGGGTGGAACTCATGCAAGAGAGAATCTGATTGCTCTTTGTAAATCCTGTCACGCAAAAATTCACGCGGAAAATGGCGAGCGTTGGCATAATCACTGACCCGGTAGGGGCGGTCAAATCTCCGGGGCCTATATCCCGTGCAACGGGCGTGGGGTCTTACGCAAAAAAACGCGAAAGTTTAAGGGGGATTACCCCCGTGATTTAAGGAGGTAGTAGAAAATTGGGTAAAAGAGGACCTAGTCCGGGTACGGGAGGACGTCCCAGCAAGCCTTTGGCGGATAAGATTGCTGAAGGAAATCCGGGTAAACGACCTCTTAAGGTTATGGAGTTTAAAGATTTACCGGATATGCAGGGCGAAGAAATGCCTAAGCCTAGCGAGATGCTCTCAGCCACGCAAAAGGATGGACGAGTTTTGCAGGCAAAAGAAATATATGAGCAAACCTGGGATTGGCTTAATAAACGTGGCTGCGTTTCTTACATATCTCCGCAAACGCTGGAGAGGTATGCGATGGCTGCCGCCAGATGGAAACATTGTGAAGAAATAATAACGGCAACGGGTTATTTAGCAAAGCATCCAACTACGGGAGGGGCAATGACATCACCGTATGTCAGTATTGGACAGAATTATTTATCTCAGGCTAACAGGTTGTGGAATGAGATATTTGCCGTTATTCGTGAAAACACGGCAACAGAATATTCCGGGCCAACTAATCAGAATGATTTTATGGAGCAGCTTTTACGCTCAAGGGAGAAACGAAAATGACCAATGAAGAACTATTGCACCTTAGGCTGTTTAGAAATACTTTAAGAAATCATAAGGATAAGCTGACTCGCCAGCAGCTATGCACTTTGAAAGGGTTAGCTAAGGCAGGCAATCTGACGGGAGCGTATAAAGGCCTTAAAAAAATATTGGAAAGGAAGGCAAGTTAGTGGATAAGAAAACTACAGAAATGAAACTTGTGCCAATAGAAAAATTGGTGCCATATGTAAATAATGCAAGAACTCACTCCCAAGGGCAGATAACGAAACTTCGGTCAAGCCTAAGGGAGTTTGGTTTTATTAACCCTGTGATCATTGACAGTAATTGTGGTATTATAGCCGGCCATGGGAG